CCCAACAAAAGAAGGATAAGAATAGAAAGAGAGATGAGTCTATTAGTGAATGTTTAATTAGATTACACAAACACAATGATGAACTTACATATGAAGGTATTTTTGATTTTGATTATGATAGATATGGTACACCAAGACACGTAACATTCGAACACAATTTAATTGTTAATTTAATCACTGGTGATGTTTCAGTAAAATATACAATTAAAAATAATTTAAACATTGATGAGAAAATGTTTAGAAGTACAGATCAAGACAAAAAGAATGATTTTAAACTATTGTTTGATTTAATTGAAAACGGAATTGCTCGAGGAGAAAAACGTAGAGGTTATTGGGGAGTCAAATATGAAAGGTCGGTTGATAAAATATGTGACATTTTTGTCCAACAAATACAACCAAAATTTAAATCACAATTTCTAAAGGATAAAGATTATAAATTAAAACCTTTTTACAATACTATCTATGATATGTTAGTTGATTATCACTTAGACATTAAAGGTATTAAAGGACATAATGCGGTATACTATGATATTCAAAATGATTACCCTAAAAAGAAATGGTTAGATAAAAATGATAATAAATTTCTACCGGCAGTTTTAGATCATTACGGTATTAAATCAAAATATCTAATAAAAGAATTAAGTCAAAACGTCAGACAGATTCAAATCAGTACGTTAAATTACTTTTGTAAATTATTTGGGGACAATCACATTGAATATTTAAAGAAATTTATTTGGGAGATACATTGTTATGACACACCGCCCAACAAGAAATTACATTACTTAAAGAATGAATCTGAAAAAGACTTTTTAGTTAAAGTCATCAATGATTGGGAGATAGACACAATTAAGACCGACTCATTAATTTACACATTAAATAAACTATTCTCAATTAGAGATCTATTAGAACAAAGAGGAGTTAATCTTAAGTTCAAAGCAAAGAATGATAGTGAGTTTGATAATGTAATGGAGATATGGTCAGGATTGAAATTACATTTCGCACGTGGATATAAAGTAAGGTATCTTATACCGGAAGATTTTGTGAAAGAAATGGAAGAAGATATTGTAATTGATGAATTAGTATTTAAACCTAAAATATTACTAACAGAAGATGATTTTAGAATTGAAGGGTTCAATATGAAAAATTGTATGTCTAAACAATTTGCACACGGAGTCGTTTATATATTCGCATCATTACAACACAAAAGAAAAAGAATTAACTTACAATACAGAAAGGGCAATCTAATACAGTCCTATGGTAAGGCTAATACACCGGTTATTGAGATATTTGAAGAAGCAACCAATATTTTAACCTCAAGGTTTAAGAAGTATCCAACGATAGAGTGGAAGAAAGACAAATATGATTTCATAACTTATTGATAATCAATGTATTTTTTTAGTGAAATTTTTTTTGGCATATTCTAATTAATACCTATCTTTGATGTGAACTAAATTAAATCAAATGAAATATCTATCAGTTTGTAGTGGTATCGAATCCGCAACAGTTGCATGGGAACCACTTGGTTGGGAATGTGTTGGTCTATGTGACTTCGCATCATTTCCACAAAAAGTATTATCTCATCATTATCCAAACACAACATTATTTACTGACATCACTAAACTAACCCAACATGAAAAGTACAAAAAAATTAAATTCGACTTATTGGTCGGCGGAACGCCTTGTCAATCTTTTTCCGATGCAGGACTCAACAAAGGAATGGATGACATCCGTGGTAGAATCTCCCTTGAATATGCAAGAATTCTTAAAGAAAAACGACCTAAGTGGTTCATTTGGGAAAATGTCGAAGGGGTTTTTAAAAACAAACACAAAAAAGCCCTATGTGAAATCATCTCCTCTTTCACTGGTATTGACTTCAAACCAGAAGGTCTCGACAAACAAGGTATTGTCCAAGGAGAAGAGTACTCAATCGCTTATAGGGTTCTCGACAGCCAATACTTCGGAGTTCCCCAACGACGCAAAAGAATCTACATTGTTGGATATCGTGGAAAAAACTGGAAAATCCCATTCTCAGTATTATTTGAGCAAGGATGTTTTGAAAGCGTTAAAGAAAAGAATAAAAGCAAGAGGGATGAGTACACCAAAAATATTCTCGGAGAAATTAAACTCGCTGGTACGATAACAAAATCATACGGTCAAACTCAAACAGATGGTATGGGTCCAGTATCAACATCTAATTTTTGGGTTGATGATAATGGTATAAGATGTTTTACTGAAAGAGAATTAGAAAGATTACAAGGGTTTCCTGATGGGTATTTGGATTTTGAGGTTGATGGTAAGAAACCTGGATATTCTGCAGTAAAAGGAGCGCTTGGTAATTCAATGACTGTCAATGTAATGTATTGGATTGGACAGAGAATTAATTTTATTGACAATTATATTGAATCCAAAAAGATTTTGAAATTCAAGAAAATTTAATTATATTACAATATGCAAGAAAAAGAATCAAAAACCAGTACACACTTTTGGATTAGTTTAGTTAAATCTTTTTTTAGAATTTGTGCGGGTGTTGCTTTAGTTGACGGGTCTTTAACGGATGCTGGTGGTTTATTAATAATAGCTGAAGCCCTTGGTATTGCCGAAGAAATATTTTAATTATGAATCATTACCAAACAATCGCATTTGCAAATAAAATTTATTATGAAAATATGAAAACATTTAAAGATTTGGTATTTGAGGAACATCCGTCAGGTACTGGTAAAATAGCAAGGATGGAATTTAAAAATGGACATGGAATTAGCGTTGTTCAAGGACATATATTTTTAGGTGAAAGTAATTTATATGATATGGCGGAAATTTTTAATAATGAAGTTGTTACATCAACTAACATTATGGAAGTTACCGAAGAACAGATTACTAACAAAATGATTGAATTACAAGAACAATAAAATGGAAAATGAAACAAAATTTAGGTTGGGAATTGTAATGTCTTTGTTAGGGTTTTTTATAATGACATTTGAATATTTTGAGAAAGATAGAGTTTATCAAGAACTTATAGTATCGTCATCAAAACAAATTGATAGTTTGAAAGAAGAAATGAAATTTAAAGACAATCAAATTGGACTACGTGATATGATAATTGAAGAAGTGAAAATAAAAAATCTATTAATGGTAGATGATATTTTAAAAAATACTGAAGGATTAACATATGAAAAATAAGGAAACTGAAATATTTTTAGGTGGTGGAAATAACATGGAGATGAAATCATCTCAATATGTTAATACATACCAAACATTATATTTAACCACACCTGAAAATGGAGTAATAAGTTTGAATGTTGAAATATCGGCAGATTTTAACACAATACCTCAAGAATATCATGAAATATTTTTAAACATGATGTCTACAAAATATTTAGGTAGAGTTTCATTTGGAGATAATCCATTCTCACAATGTCAACCCGCACCTAAACGTAAATGGTACCAATTTTGGAAAAGTAAAACTTTAAGTATATGATCTATTTTATAATTGGTATTGTTGGAACCACTCTTTGGATGGTATACGAAATGTACACCGCACCTATGATGGATGACGACGGTAGAATAACTAAACCAGGTAATAAACTATCAGATTTATTTAAAAAGAAAAGATGATATTTATCATATAAACAACTAATATGGCATATTCAGATAAAGTATTGAATCATTACTCCAACCCACAAAATGTGGGAACATTAGATAAGTCCAAATCAAACGTAGGAACTGGTTTGGTTGGTGCACCTGAGTGTGGTGATGTGATGAGATTACAAATTGAAGTTGTGGATAACATCATTATCGACGCAAAATTTAAAACCTTTGGATGTGGTTCAGCAATTGCATCATCATCCGTTGCAACTGAATGGTTAAAAGGAAAGAGCGTTGATGAGGCATTGACAATTGATAACATGGATTTGGTAGAAGAATTAAACTTACCACCGGTTAAGATTCACTGTTCAGTTTTAGCGGAGGACGCTATCAAATCTGCAATAAACGATTATAGAAAGAAACAAGGATTGGAGGAAATAATCTTTGAAGCTTCACATGTTTAAAAAATATAATTAAGATGGTCACAGTTTCAGAGAAAGCACTTGAACATGTTGTTGAATTGATGATGGAAAAAGGAATAACACCTGACACCCATTTTCTTCGTGTTGGAGTTAAAGGAGGCGGTTGTAGTGGTTTATCTTATGCTATGGATTTTGACGATAATGTGACAGATATGGATGAAGTTGTTGATTTAAACGTATTGAGGGTGATTATAGATAAAAAATCACTTTTGTATCTATATGGTACTGAATTAGATTATTCCGATGGTTTAAACGGAAGAGGTTTTAATTGGATTAATCCATCGGCGAGCCGAACTTGCGGTTGTGGTGAGTCGTTTGCGCTTTAACATTTTTTTTTCTCATTTATTTTTATTATATTATACCTATGAAGGTATTAGAATTATTTGCGGGTAGTCGTTCCGTTGGAAAGATTGCCGAAAAACTTGGTATGGAAGTTTTCTCTTCTGACCTAATTGAGTTTGATGGTATTAACTACGCGGTTAGTATATTAGATTTTGATTATAAGAAAGTTCCATTTAAACCAGATGTAATATGGGCGTCACCACCTTGTACAGGATTTAGTGTTGCGGCTATAGGTCACCATTGGACTGGTGGTAAAGGGGCTTATATCCCTAACACCGATACCGCTCGATTAGGTATTGAACTCGTAAAGAAAACATTGGAGATTATTGACCACTATAAACCCCAACATTGGTTTATGGAAAACCCACGAGGATTACTTCGTAAAATGGATTTGGTTCAAAATTTGAAACGCCAAACGGTTACCTATTGTCAATATGGTGATGAACGTATGAAACCAACCGACATATGGACTAACAGTGATTTGTGGGTTCCTCGTAAGATGTGTAAGAATGGTGACCCTTGTCACGTTGCAGCTCCAAGAGGATCAAGAACTGGTACACAAGGTAGAGCAAATGCATATGAAAGAAGTAAGATACCTGAAGACCTATGTTACGAAATATTAAAAAGTTGTTTATAAATTAAAAATTAAATAATATGGAAATGTTAATTATAATTGGTTACGTTGCATTTGCAACATTATCCGTTTTTTCGTTAGTAAATATGCTTAGACAAATTAATAAAATGAAAGATGATTGATTTATTAGGTTGGTTATCATCTGTCGTTGTGTTAG